CTGCCATACCAGCAATACCTAAACCAGCAGGAATCATTTGACCGACTAAATTCATTTTAGTTTGTGGTCCAGCACCAAAAACTCCTTGAGTCATATCAGTTATGCCTTGTAATCCGGTATCAGCAGCATTACGCATCCAACTAGGCATAATACTGTTATTAGCAGGATTTTCCATTGGACCTTCTGGTCCTCTAGGAATAGGAATACGTTGACCCTGTTGAGGCATTCTTGGCTGTTGAGGTCCAATACCAGGTGATGAACCAATTAATCTCTGTAACAGTTCAGGTGATATGTTAAGAGGCATCTTTTACTTCTTTCTGCTTTTCTTCAACGCCCAATTCCTTTTCTAAATCATCAATCTCTTTTTGTCTTGCTTTATTCTTTTCAGCAGTCATTCTATCATTTTCTTCTAATTGATGCTGCCTAGTTCTCCACAAAACAGTTTTAGGTAGAATTGGTTCTATATTTCTTGGTTCCTGTGTTACTTCTTGAACAGCAGGTTTAGTGAAACCAATTATTGTTTCTAAGAGTTGGCGCCGCTCATGATTAGCAATATCAAGCTGTAGACGTAATGTTTCACAGCTTTCACATGGGAAATCTTCTAATTTAAATATCTTGTAAACTATCAGTTTAATGATGCCCATGATATCTCATAAGTGGCTTAATTGTATTCTCACTCTCAAGTCTTTTAGCATTACGATAAAATGCTGTGAAATCTTGAGTGCTATTTAATTGAGAGATAAGATTCTCTTGCTTTCTAAGTTTCTCCATCTCAACTTTTGCTTCAACAAAATATCTGTCAGCAGCATCACAAAGATAACGTATACCATCATAAGGGTCATCTCCATCCCATTCAGCTACATCTTCAGCAGGAACATTATTCTTTGGTTTAGCATATGTAGCTGATTTAATAGCATTAATTAACAATGGACACTCATCAGATATAATAAGCCTTGGAATATTTTCTTCTGGCTTAGGTGGTTCAAAAGACCTAAGATAAGATTCATAATCCTTCATGCCACGATTTCTAATTAACCATTGAGCATGTTCTGGATTATAAGTCTTAGTTTCAAAAGCTGGTAGATACTTAGGTTTCCACCTAAGATATTCATGCAACAGTAATTTACCTGCTACTCTTGAACCTGCACTATTATTTGATAATCCAATAGGTCTACCAATAGCTTCTTCTATCTGCTGTTGAATTGTATGTTCTTGTCCTCTATCTTGACCCGCTGAACGACAAAATAGAACTTGTCGTGGATTCTCTTTAATTAAGAATTCATTAAGAATGGCGCCCCATTCCTTAATTTTAGTCTTTTGAAATGCTAATTCTCTGTAAACATAAACGCGCTCAGTAGGACTGATAGCACCAAATCCAATCCAAGTCATTGCACGATATCCCCAATCACCTACTACTATCTTAGGCCACCAATCAGGGATTTCAAGATTACTCATTACATGCAATGCATTTGGTGGTTCATCTGGATAATGCTTCTCTCTAAATTCCTCAAATACCTGACCTTCATAAGCTGACCAATTACCATATTTCTTTGCTTGTCTTTCAGCCTCTGGTAGAGCATCTAGTTCACGCTTATACTGTTCATCAGCATGTGGATTATCATCTATTGTGGCTGGAATAAATATTCGTTTGATTCCACCTTTACCAACCACAATGACATTACCTGTAATACAGGGGTCGATAAATCTTTTCTTAACCCAAGTATGACCAATATTACCAGGATTGCTTGCGCTTCTGACAACCATTGGTAAATCAGTATCATACTTAGTTCCTCTACGTGTTCTTTCAATTGTAATGTAGAGATATTGCCATTGAGTAAATGAAGTTAACTCATCAAATGCTACGTAATTACCTTGAAATGAATCGTAGTCATGAACGTCATCTTCATTTTCACAATGACCAAATAAAATTCTTGCACCAGATGGAAAATTCCAAACTGAATCTGATTTATTAAATACTCCACCCCATCTAGGATAATATTGCTTTGAACGAGGAATGATTTCATTTCTCAGTTCAGGCATTGTACGGCGAAGGAATAATCCTGCAAACTTTGGTTTCTTAATCCATCCATGAACAATAGGATACATCAACAGAACGTCTGATTTTCCACCATACACAGCCCCACCGAAAAATCCTTCTTTTACCGAAAACGGCATTTGAAGGAATTTCTCCTGCTTAAGAGTGGGCTTCCAAATGAAATCTGTTGATGTATCCATTGTTATTGGTATCTATCACCCCAGCAATATCAGAATTCCCCCGAACCTAATATTACCTCACTTGATAGATACCAATTCCTTTATTTACCGTGAATTGCTAGATACGCGTCATCTTTAGCTAATGAAGAAATAAAGGCTTGACTAAATGCTGCCATTACTTCTGCATCAGTTGGTTCATGTGCTCCTGGATTATTCTTAATGAATAATGTTTTTACACCTTTGATGATGTCAGGAAGTGTTTCAATTAATCCTTTAACAAGTAGTTCATTGACGTTCAATTTGTCACCTCATTAATTAGAACCTTAGCCAAATCAAAATAATGACCTAACTGATTCTGTGTAGTTACACTTAGAGAACTTTTCGTTGAATCTAGTGCAGCTAATACAGTAGGTTTCCATCCATTTGGTGTAGAATGAATAACTGTAATAGCAGTCTTGTGAAATGTAACTACCTTAACTGATTCTGGTCTAGTAATTACATTAGCATCAGCCAAAGCAATTGCTGCATCTCTTACAACATCAAGAGCAAGAATTACTTTAGTTCCTTGAAATGCAGCTACACTTGCTGGTGTAAGATTAGGAGGAATATCCTTTGTGCATCCAAACGACCCAACTAACAACGCAATAATCAATAAATTTTTCATTTTTAACTTACCTTTGGAAAAATTACTGGACCACCCCAAATAATATAACATACTGCTATCAATGCAAGACAAATCTTTATTATTTGAAATGCACTTGCACCCAAACTAATACCAAGCAATCCAAGCAGTGGTGGAACAATAAGAGTTAGAAATACAGCAGCAATTACTACAATTATAATTCTCCAAGCTATTTGAGGCATACTATGTTCCTTTCAATTCATTAAACCACGCATTAGCACAATCTACTTCATTAGCATCATATGTTTGAGAGAATCCACCGCTAGTAGAGTGAAATACTATTCCACAACAAGTTCCTCTACTAGAACCAGCAATCTCCTTAGCTATTCTAGTTCTAGTTTCACGACCATGACCAAATCCTAAAGGTTCGCCACCCATTACTGCTCTACCTTTAAATAGTCTATCAGGATTATCAGCTTGACAAGCATCCTTAACTGACTTAGGATATCCTCTTGGGAAATGAAAATCTACAATATCCCATTGTGGGTCAGGAAATGGATTACCACCATTATCACTTAATGAACCTGAACAACAAATAACTCCTGATATTTTACTAAACTGGTCAGTCTGAACTTGATTAAACACATGACCATTTATTTCATTAGTTAATTCTAATGCCCAACAATTGGGATTACGTTTAGCTATCTCACCAATTTTACCCCAATGGTCTTTTTGCTTATTAGTTTGGTCTTTCCATGAATCAAATAATTGATTATCAGGAAATACAGAACCATAAAGATATAATCCATATTCTGCATATATCTGAAGAAGTTCTTCTACTTTAAAATAGAAATCAGGAAAATCATCAGGATTAAATGGTGGTAGACCAGCAGCTTTTGCTGTATTATATGTCATTAAGAAATTACGTCGTCCATTACTTCCAACACTTACAGATTGTCTTAATAGAGGACGTATATCTTGACCATGACATAATCTAGCTAAATCAAGAAATGCAGACTCACCTTTGAAGAATACATTAGAGTAAAGGTCAGTAATAATAGCACGTTTGCGCGGCGCTCGATTTAACTTAATAATTATATTCTCAGCTTCGGGGTCATTAGGATTAGGTGGTGGATTTAAAGTATCTACCTTAACAGATTTTCTATCCCAATCATAATTTTCATTTGCATAATTAACATGAAGATTGTATCCATTACTTGATGGTAGTGGATTGGGCCATGCTAGATTACCAGCATAATCAGAGAATTTATCATCGTAAGCAGATACAGAGTTACCATCACCTACTGCTAATCTAACATTCATTAAGATGATAGGATTGTTATCTATATCTCTGATTTTAACTTGACTCATTAAGCCCCTTCTAATTTTCCAGCAGCCTTAGCTGATACTTCAGTTAAAGTTAGTAATTGAGTAAGACGACTATTCATTGCATCATGATTTTCTTTTAATGCACCAGCTAACAATGCTGTTACTACTGGTGTAAAAATTCCAATTATAATTGCAATCATTCCTGTGTTATCTGCTTCTGGCTTAATAAGAGTAATACCTAAAGTAAATACTACTGCAAAACCACATAGAACTAGAATTGCAAATATATACATTCTTACTCTTGCACTACCTGAATCCATTTTTTGTTGGTCTTGGTCATTCATTATGCTTTCACCAATATTGAAGCACTAAATTGTGCGCCACCTGTAATCGCACCTTGGTTTAATCTTACAAATGAAGCACATGCTCCAGTGAATATTCTTAGTCCACCTGTAGTTACTGTAGTAGAATCAACAGTATTCCAAGTAACTCCATCTAATGACATTTGAAGATTAAGTGTTAATGCTGAGGGATTAGTAGTGAATAGATATTGCCAAGCAAGTGTACAAAGTCTTGCAGGTAAAGCATATGTAGTAGAGTTAGTTACTGTAGTAGCTGCTAGTGCAAATAGTTGTTCTACTACACCAAGATTAAGTAATGGAGTTGGCATATTATTCCTTATACAAACTTAGCGTAATTAATTGTTCCTATAACAGCTTTACTAGTAGCAAAAGCTGCTACTGTTTGAACGTCTATATCATTACCTGTAGCTTCTACAACCCATTCTCCATCAGGTTGTACTCTAGCTGATACTGAATAACCAGCAGCAATAAGAGCAGAGATAACTGTTTGTGCTTTTACTTGAGTCATATTAATTAATCATAATCCGAATCAAATGCACAAACAAAAGCAGCAATGGATGTAGCTGCTAATGCTGTTAGATTTCTTGCAACAATAGTTGTTGTACCATCACCAAAAAGTTCATGTGCTATTACAGCAATACCTGTCATTCCACCAATAGGTGCGGCTGCTACGTTAAATCCAACCATTGCTATGATATTTGAACCAAATCTTAATTCAAAGTTCATGCCTGCTGCTTGTGCTGCTACTTCATTACATACATAGAATAGAAGAAGCTTTACTCTCCTTCCAGCAGCGGGTGTAAATAATATAGTATCTGTATTAGCACCAGCAGCGGCAGCAGAACGTTTTACTAATGTTTGTTGTGCCATTATCTAATTCCTCTTAAACTATATAAAGGTAATGCTGATGTTGGTTTGGGTAACTTTGCTACAGTTTTTATAAGTTCTTGTAAGGAACTTTCTGAAGCTGTTAATTCTGTATTTTTCTTTATTTCTTTTTCTATTCTATGAAGTCTATCAAGCATTGATAAATCTGAAGGAACATCTTCAATTGTTCCAATTTTAGATTCTATATCAAGCGAAGTAGCTTCAGTAGCTAATGTTGTTGAAGTAATAGGAATAGCAGGTTGGTCACTAGCTAATACTGTTCTTAATGTTCCAACAGTTGCATTACCAGTACTAGTATCAATTGGATTACCATTAAATGATGTAACATCAACCGTTCCATCAATTTGAACTGCACCAGAACCAGGACCATTTACAACAGTAACATTAGGAGTTCCAGCTATTCTTACAACTATTCCTCTATCAGTAGTAGCGGGAGTAGCAGTTCTTAGAATAGGTTCAGCAACACCACCACTTGTAGAGTTACGTAAAGCAATAGCATGACCTAATCCATCAGCAGATATTGGTATACCTTCAGCAATAGAAGCTAGGGCAGACCTATTTCTTACAACTAAAGAAGAAGCAAAATCACCTGGAGTAGTATTGGTTACTGATACTACATGGAATTCACCACCAACTGATGCTGCTCCACCCAATTGTATTGAATATGGCTTAGGTGTAGTATCAAATTCTCCACCTATTATGGATGAGAATAATGATATTTGTGTAGTTTGATTTGTTGATGTAGCTGAACCAGTTGGTAATGGTAATGTGGTAGCACTTATTGGTTGAATACCACTAGGAATATTTCTAGTTATGATACCTCTATCAGTGGTAGCCGGTGCTGCATTTAAAGAAGTTAGAAAATGTGCTGATAATAAACCTGGGTCTTTTGATGCAATCAGATAAGCACCACCAACTAAACCAGCACCATCTACAATTACACAACTTGGGTCACGAACAATTAATCCTGGTCCAGTTACGTTAGCTGTAATTGTTCTAAATTGTGCTCTTGCTACTCTACTACCAGTACCAGTATCATCACCACCAATTAATAAAACATTATTTGATGGTAGAAAACTACCTACTGTTCCAATTATATTTTCTAAATCAGTATTTAATGTGCTTTGAAGTGCTGCTGTGGCTGCACCAGTTGGTAAAGGTAGGGTAGTGCTTACTAAAGTAACTGGATTTGTTGAAGTAGTAGAGAGTATTACTGTGGTTGGTAGAGTAGAAGGACTAGATACAACTGAAATAGGAGTAGTATTACTTACTGTTACCCCAATAGGTTGACCATCAATTGTAACAGAACCAATTGTAATCGGACCTACATTTACTTGACCATCCCATTCTATTCGTCCTAGAACAGGGTCATTAATAAATACTTGAACAGCTAAAAGCTGCCCATTAGGAAACAGTATCTGGAGATTAGACACCTAATAGTTCTCTAAGCTTAGCAATAGATTTGCCCTTATCTTTCTCATCCATTAGCTTTTGAGCCAATGCAAATCTTTTACTGTCAGCTTCTTTTAGAATGTCTTCAGTGATGCTTTGAACCTTACCCATGAAATACGCATCACCTGTAGTATTAGATTCCTTAGCAAGAAATGCTAATGCTGCCTCTACATCATCACCTGTTGAAACTGTTCTAGTTGCCATTAACAAACTCCTTATTTAGCAAAAGCTATACGATGTTTCTTTAAAGCTTTCCAATAGTCATCATCTAATGGAATGTCATCAACATGACGACCAGCTTTCAATTCTTCAAGACGTGCGGCTGAAGCATTAAGGTCTTTACTCAAATCAATCAAATCAACTTTACGTTTATCGTCAGCCATTATTCCCTCGCTTCAATTACTTTATAATCATCTTCCTCTTTAAGTCGAGGACTATATATTAGAACTTTACTATTATTAAATGTAGGACCATCTGGACCTTCAACATTACGAATAACTGAAGACATATCTTTAGCTATGCCTGCGATATCTTTTGCTTTTGCTGATGAAATCTTTTGGTCTGTGAGGGATTGTATTGCGAGGAGTAACTTGTTCTGGGCTTGTGTCTTTATATTATCTTTAACTTCAATTACTTTTTCTAATAGATTTGCATTTGGTTGATTGTATGTAGCTTCTGATGTTGCACCATGTTTATAAGCATTTACAGCATCTCTTGAGATGCCATATTCATCTGCTATATCTTGAATTGTGCGACCAGAAACTAATGCTTCTTCAGCAATTAATTGTCGCATTCCTTCAGTTAAATTCTCTACTCCCGCGCCGCGCCCATGTTTGATTGGTTCTATTTTATAATCAATGATGTCTTTATTACGTTCATCATTTTTGAACAAATTAGTATCGTCATGTATCAGTTTATTTGCTTCATCTCGTGAACAAATAATCATGTAATTTCCAGTACAAAATTACTGTTAAATTTATATGTAAACGATTTAGGTGGGCAATCTGGAGAAAAAGAGTGTTCGTTTAACCACTCTTGCCCTCATCTATACTATAGTTTTATCTGGAAAAAAGTTAAGCAGACGAACACTTGATATATTTGTTTTTTATATATTAAATTCTTATTGATTGTAGCTTATATATGGGACCCTATTTTGTTTTGTTTAAAATATAGATTAAGTTCAATATCCGCTACGGGGACGACCAGATGGAACCATTACAGGATTGGTATACGGGTATGGTATTAAACTTGCAGAGAAAAATAACTGGCATAAAAATTGTATTAGCAATTAATATACCAAACGAAAGGAGAATATAATACGAACCCATAAGTATCATGCCGCGCTTATAGTTACAAGGATTATACTATTAGAGGGGGCGAAGGTGATTAGGTAATCAATATATAGGTATGCCAAATCGGGTCGCCATTACATATAGTAGAGAGGCAAATAAGAATGGTAATCAAGACTCCAATTAAAAAAGCTAAGTGCCATTGTGGTAAGACAGACAGACTGATTCCTTATTGTGGGTTCTATCTCTGTGTTTGGTGTAGGACAGGATTGGACAGGGTTCCGCGTAACATTCTTGTCACCATGAAACGAATTAGCAAGGCATCGTAATTGGCACTTAACTTTTAACCGATCGGAGCGTATAGTATGAGTATGGATGCAAACGGGATTAACCCGTCATCAATAGTAGGAGTAGACACAATGCCCAATGTTGAATTGATTCCGATGGAACGTGGATTGCGTGGTAAGGGTAATGAAGGTAAAAAGGTTACGTATCAGGGTATTTCTGAAACTGCGCCGCGTCCTGATAATCCTATGGATGCTGCACTTTCACTTGTTCAGGGTGATTTGCAGAATTTCTGGGAGCGTTTTGTTCTAGGGTATAACGAGTATTCGTATGAAGCACTTGCGGACCCTATTGCAAAGTATCTTAATCCAGAATGGGATGCAGATAAGACGAAGAATTTTCGCCTTACTGTTAATGCCATGTCTAAATTGACTGGTAAGGATAAGGATGAAGTTGCAGAGGAATTGGTTAAGGTTCTCGGATAAGTAAACCTAATCAATAATCGTTCCATAATACGGTAAGGTGACTAATAATCATCTTACCGTATTCGTTTGTCTAAATTTATTGATTTTCATATTAAATATTTATTGATATTTATGATATGAAAATCCCGTCGATGGAATAAAATCGTGGAATATCATGAGGTTTAGAGTGGTATACATGCGGTATGAGCGTGTTCATTTACCGCTAAGTCCTTTAGAATCAATAACTTACAGAATACTAGGGTTATCTATATGCAGAATGGGTGCGTAAGGCGGTATTGGGGATATAGAGTAATATTTATATATATATTATAGATATATCTACCTAATCCTTTCCCTAATTCTAGGTGTACTATTTAGGTGACACTCTCAAAAACTACCGTATAGGTAGGGGGGCTATACTTTTCGCTAAGTCCAGCGTATAGTAGAGTTACAGACAAACGAACACGCTGATACTCTGGCTAGACTCTGCAAAAACCGTGCCAAATTCCCGTTATTTAGGATTTGCAGAATGTTAATGATTAAGATTTCAAGAAAAGAATTAGGTAGAAGATTAAGATTAGGTTTAAATAGAGTAGAATTATTACCTGAAGAATTAAGAGAACAAAGAAGATTAGAAGTAATTAAAAGATTTAAAGAGAGGTATAAAACAAAACAAATGATATGCCCAACCTGTAAAGAAGAAAAGGCAATAACTAATCAAGGTAAGTATGCTACTGTATTAGAATGTAATCACGTAGTAACAAGTATTCCAATCGCTGACATTATGAAGAATAATGTTACGACAGGAGTAGAAGCGGCGCGCATATCAGACCAATTAAGTAAGACTACAGAATTACCTAAAATTGATTCACAAGAATTAATTAATAGAGCACTATCTACCATGACGCAAACATATGAGGAGTTTTTCACTACTGAAAACCCTACTATGGATGATATCATTGCAGAACATGGTAAAGATAATGCTGTATTAATCTTTACTGCAATTCATTCTCATATGAGTCGAGTGCTGTTCACACTCAACAGATTTAGGAATTTCTACTATACTCGAATTGAACAAATGAGGAAAGAAGTAGAAGATAAAGCAGTTAAAGAGTTAATCTCTAATCATGATTTCCATTATACTCCAACAGATAAGAAACCTAAGAAAGTTAGAACAGTATTACAATCTGGAACATCTATAGATGCTGCAAAAGAAGCTATGGGTAAGCTTACAGATAAAGATGGTAATCCAATAGATGTAATGAAGGTTCTATCATCTTTAATGTGGAAGAAAACACCTGCTGATTTGGCTAAAGAGTCTGAAAAGAACGATTATAAAGCAGGATTGGATAAGATTAAAGAATCAATCACATCAAAGGAATAGATAATGATTAAATGCACTCATTGTGGTTGGTTATTTCACAACAACGATACCTATTTGACTCATTTACTAAAGATTATGAAGGTGATTAAGTAATGAATTGCACCTATTGTAACGCTGATAGTCAAGAATTGAATAAGCAAGTATATTCAACTCCTATTGGTAAGATGACTCTCATTTCATTATCGTGCGGCCACGCAATTAATACTAGCAAACAAGCATTTAAAAGTTTAGATGGTAGAGAACTATATCCATTTCAAGATGAAGGTGTAGACTTCCTCAATTCACCCGTTTTGACGGGTCGAGGTAAACTATTAGCTGATGAACAAGGATTAGGTAAGACAGTTCAAGGATTATGTTGGTTACAGGATAAACCTGAAAGACTTCCCGCTTTGATTATTACTAAGTCAAAGTTAACACGTCAATGGTTAGGTGAAATCTACAGGTGGAATAATCAATATGGATTTCTTATCTCGGGTAAAGGGGTTATTCCAGGTTT